CGGATCACTTACCGGTACAATATCAATACGATCGTCGAAGTCGTCTGTTTTTGCGCTTGCACCTACGTCGCCGGGTATCTGATAAGGATACTCAGGCGGCAGATAATTCTTAATTACGTTTGCTAAAATTCGTAATTCTTGGCGCTGAGCATAATGTAAGCGCTTATGGATAGCGCTAAGAACTTTTGTACCCTGCTCTAACAGAGCTACGGTAGTACCAACCGGATTAGCTTGACTACCTTCACCAATATTCATATCCGTGACGGACGCAAAACGCCGACCGCTATCAACAAGAACGCCTAGCATTTGGAGGAGTGTGCCAGACGGTTCCTTATACGGTAGCGGCATAATCGCCTCGCGGATCGACGAACCGGGTGCGTCAACGTCACGGAACTCTCCCGGCTGAAGCGGTAAATCTTCGTCACGGACTCGTAAGCCCCGTGCCTTAAAACCAGCCGGTAAATTAGCTAACGTGCCAGCGTCAATTAACTGGCGTAAAATCGAGGTAGCTGACTTCGTCAACCCACCAATCATATGGATTAAACCAAAACCATAAAAACCAAGACCCGGTAAAAACTTGTAATGAGTAAAATACCGTATCTTAGATTTCTTAGCGTCGTCCTGATCGTAATTTCTACGAACCGCTAAGATCTCAGCTGTTTCTTCGTGAATCGTAACGATATACGGGATAGCAATACCGGTTTCTTCGCCGTCTTCATCTTTTTCTTCGAAACCCGGTAGATCAAGGTCGACGTGCATTTCTAATAGCGTTACTGAATCGCTAGCCTGTACGCTACGGCGAAAACCCGTTAGATCTTGGACTTTTTCTTTTGCTTCGTCGCCCTCGTTAGCTTCGTCAGCAAATAATTCCGTATCGCGGTAAAAACCGGAAACTTGGAGCTTACGAACATCGTTCAAGTTCATATTAATAACGTGCGTAAAACGCGGCGTTGTTTCTAAACTTGACTCTGTATACGAAACAACTAAATCGTCCGGCATAACGAATTTACTAACCGGACGGTTCAATGTTTGATCAAAATATGTCTTTTTAAATGCCGAACCAGCAAGCGGTAGATAAAACAACATTTGATCCAGTTCCGGATCAAACTCTTCCATAACATCCAAAACCATAAAATTCATATAGTTTCGGACGCGCTCCGCTTGTTCTACTACTTCCGGCGTTTCGTTCCCGATGATGCGCGTTTGCGTTGGGCCACCGGGCGGGAGGAGTTCTTTGTACGCACCGGCTTGGAATTGCGTGGCGCTTTCGGCGATGAGCGGGTGGTAGACGCCGGTTGCGCCTCTGAACGGCTCTTCTCGGTCATCGGTTTTAATTCCGAGGAGGTCGAGTCCGTCTGTGTATTGGTCAAGCCAGTCTTGACGCGATTCCAGATCGTCTTTATATGACGATAAAAGTTCTGTAACAAGTTCATCTAAATCTCCTTCGTCCATTTCATCGGCTAAATTAGCGTAAAAGTCCGAGTCTTCAGGAGTTTCGTCCTCTACATAGCCAACAATAGCACTACCGTCGTCTAACATAACGGTATCGTCAGAAGCAAACAGCGGCATTTGCTCTTCTTCAGTTGTTTCGATCTCAACTTCCGCTTCTTGCGGAGTTGCCATCAACTGTGTAATCGACTTTTCAACCGCCATTGCCTAATCCTCAATAGTAAACAAACTTCTTGAGTTTATATTCTAACTCGTCGTCCTCATAATCTGACGGCTGGCGGATAAACCCACCTTGCCGAAAGCGTAATAGGGCTTGTGTTGTGGAATCGACCAAGTCGTCGTGGTCTCCGTTGGGGAATTCGCACAGCTCTTCGACAAGTTCCTCTGCGAAGCGCGTTTCTGGAACCCAGACCAATCCGGACTCAAAAATGGGTGAAACAGCGTTAGTGCGAGCAATCTTATCGTTTCCTCTGTTTGGCGAATAATTTTGCACGGGTATACCCATAGCCCGTAATTCTTGCGTCAAAGGTAAACCAGACGCTTTTGACTCGATAATAACTGAATCAGGATCCCAGTGTATATAACTTTCGTAAGCGACCTGTTTCAGCTCCGGAAAATCATAGCGATCTTTGATCGAATCAAGCAAAATTATGTTGTATTGGTCGGTTTCTTCGTTCCGAAAGACGCCCCAAGTCGTAATTGCGCTAAAATCAGCAGTTTGTGACTTCAAAAACGCTGTATCATAGCTTTGGATAATATATTCAGGCGTTGGCGGAGCTACTTTATCCCAAACTTTGATCCATTCGCGCTGAATTATCGCGCCTTCACCGCCTGTAGGCTCCTGCATCCACTGCGCAGCCCATTTTTGGTGTGGCAACGAGGCCCGGATACCCTCTAATTCTTCAATTTTCCAAAATTCTGGCCAACAAGGCGCACCAGACGGCATAATTGCAGGAAATTCTATAACTTCCCACTGGTCAGCTTTCGGATCCATGGCCTGTGCCTTTAATAATTGGCCTGTAAGATCCTTTTTTGACCACCTAGTCATAACTAAAATGATAGTTCCGCCCGGTTGTAGACGCTGCCGGGGGCCAGATGTATACCATTCATAGGCCATATCCATGGCCGTTTCGCTCATCGCGTCTTGTTCCGAGTGCGGGTCGTCAATAATAAGAACATCAGCACCACGACCAGTGATCGCACCTCCGACACCAGACGCAAAATACTCCCCGCCCTTCGATGTTTCCCATCGTCCTGCAGCTTTGGAATCCGCTCGCAATGAAACATCGCTAAAAACTTTCTTGTAATCGTCCGTATCTACGAGGTCACGAATTTTTCTACCAAAACGCACCGCTAGTTCGCCGGTATGCGTTGCCTGAATAATCTTTAAATCAGGTTTAAGGCCCAAGAGCCAAGATGGAAGAAAATAGGACGACATTTCTGACTTCGAATGTCGTGGCCCCATATTAATAATGACGCGCTTTAATTCACCACGCGCAATACGATTAAACGTCTGAGACATTTTACGATGGTGCGCACCCTCAATAAACGAAGGCCACATCGTTTTGACGTAAGTTAAAAAATCCTCACGCGATTGCTTACGGACTTCGCGCTGCTTTAGCTCTTCGGCGATAACAAACGCGAGTTCAGCTTTTTCGCGGGGTAAGTGAGAAAAGTCGGCGTTATCGAGCATTAAGTTTCACCACGTCTTCGGCTCTTAACGCACCATAGACGTTTTCACCGCGCTCTCCAAAAGTTGCGCCATCGGCAAAGTTTATTAAGTCGTCTTCATCGTTATATGGTTTTCTGTCGGGAAGCGGCTGTGCG